AAGTTTGCCCGCTGTTGCTTCAAAGATTGATGCCATCGTTAGTTACCTCAGTCTTGGTTGCTGACGTTGGTGGCCCGAACGATGCCAATGTTCTTGGTCTCGTACACCTTTGACCAGTTGCCCACAGTCTCAAGCTGAGAGCGGGTCGGGTTGGTGGTTGAGACACCCCACTTCAAGCCTACCGGGTGATAGACGTAGTGAAGGTCCAAGGACATTGCGTCGGACTTCGCGAGGATGTCCCGGTCCACCTCAGTTTGCATTCCCATCTGTTCACCAGATGCGACTGCGCCTGCAGTGAAGAAGAACGATCCGTACTCAGTTGAAGAACCAGAGCCAGTGGTCTGCACATCATCAGAAACGATCACGCGCAGGCCCATAAAGGTCGGCACTTCAGGGTTGCCAAAGGCATTGCTGAGGTCGCCACCAGATTGGGTGGTGGTGGTACCACGTGCATCCTCAGTGGATACGTACTGAATCGCGTTGCGCTCAACGAGATCATAGTAAACGTTGCTGTGGATAGCCACGGCGGTCAGCTTATCGCCCTGGTCACCCAGCAGTGCACGAGCTTTAGCCACAGTGCGGGGGCTCAGAGTGGTGGGTGAATCACCAGACTCAGAATCGATGCACAAATTGAACAGCGCAGAATTGCTGTCGTTAGCATTTAGGCTGCCAAAAGCACCGGTCAAGCAGCTGACCAGATCCTTTTGACGCTGATGCGCCACGTAGTCAGCAATTTTGCTGCCAATGGCGGCCATCGGGTCGGAGCCAGCTGCAAGCGCAGCCAGATCACGAGATTCGAAAGCGCGACCACGGTGCAGGATTACGCCGATCTGTTGATCAGCAGTGATTTTGCCAGGTGTCAGTGAAGAGCTGTCAGACAGCACTTCGAAATCACCAGACAGATTTGCCTTGTAGAAAGGAACTTTGACGAAATCACCGCCCTCGGTGGCATTCAGCTCGGCCATAGGCTGCACCACACCGGAAGCCAAGAAGGCATCACGCTGTGTGGTTTGCTCGATGACGTACGGCGTAAATACCTCGGGGATGATAATGTCAGAGCGAAGAGTCGCCATGACTGATCCTCAAGAATGGTTTACGGTGTGGTGGGCGCAGCCCTGGCTTGAACGGCGCAGCCGTATCAAACGTTCGTGTACACTTTAGCGCCCTGCGGCAGCCTTCAATCGGTCATAAAGCGCCCGATCTGTCCTGAATAGCCGTGACTGCTCGGTGAGATTGAAATTCGGCCCTTGCTCGAATGGATTTTTTGTGCCTGGCGGGATCTCACCTGCTGCCCTGCCGACTGGTGCACCGCCACCTTGTGGCTGAGGTGCTTTTTGCATCCATGCAGGCAGCGTTTTTGCCCATTCGGCTACGGGTGTGCGTTGGTAGCCATCGACCACCACTACAGAGCCGTCAGATTCACGCTCGATCTGACTGCTATTGAGTTTGGTTTTGAGGATCATGTCTGGATCGTGCACCACATCTGCCAATGCACTGACAGCAGGTGTGATCAGCTCAAGCTCCCGCACACGGGCTTCTAGCTCGGCGATACGTTGATCCTTTTCTGCCGTGGCATCTCGAAATTGCTGCTCCAGAGCCTGCCGTGCCTCTGTATATTTGCCCTGCGATTCAAGTTCCGCCTGTTCAGTCTTGCGCTTGAATTCCAGCAGCTCATCAACATTGACGCCTTCAGGCAGCTTGGGTGCTTTAGCTTTGGCAGCTCTAAGCTCGGCGATCAGTTCGCTGTTCTTTTTCTCAAGTGCTGAAACGCTATTCTTGAGCCCATCTACATCGGGAGTGTCACCAGTCGGCGCAGCCTCTTGGATCTGTTCTTCGGCCATGAATAACCCGCAGGGTTGATTGCGTATCTACTTTACTTCACTTACGCTTTGGTGCAGCACGTAACTCAGATTTCTTTTTGAGTACGGCATTTCCAGTAGACTCTGACTTGATGCGGATCACCGGATCATCATCAGAGCCCACACGCGTGACGGTGCCACCCGATTTGGTCTTGATGCTGGCACGTTTGCCACCTGAGCCTGTCACGACACCAAAGGTGCGCTTGCCCTGGTACATCCAGCTTACTCGGGTGCCTTTTTTCATTTTTTCTTGATAGGCTTCTTTTTGCCACCCATTTTGGATTGGGGCGGTTTCTTGGGTCCTTTGTAGCTGGGCATCACTCGTCCTCGGTAGTGGTTTTCTTTGCAGCTTTTTTCTTAGCTGCCGGTTTGGTCGGCGGGCAAGCGGGTGCTGCCTCACCTTGATGCGTGAATTTGTATTTTGAGTGCATCTCAGACACTGGGGTACCGTCTGCGAAGTACATCCAATGTTACTTCAGACCCGTCATCCCTCAAGAATTTGCGCATCGCCTGGTTCGGCCCAAATTTCTTAGCCATATGCATGAAATATGGCGCTTTGGTCTTGAATGCTGCTTTGATTTCTTCTCGGCCTTCATCTGTATTGCGCATGCTGTAGATCCACTCGCCGTATGTCATGTCGGCTGGCACTTGCCCTTTCGCACTAGCTCGCATGCCTTCAGGTGGCTTGGGCAGTCCCAGCGCCTCGAAATCTACAACCGGCACGATGGTAGATCTGCAGTTGAAATGCTGTGGTGGTGTCGGACCTTCGCCATACGGGAACTCCTGACCATCAAGCTCACGGCAGATTGGTGATGTGCGGCTGTCAAGCGTGGCCACATATTGATATTTAGGTGTGATGCTGCGGTTGGCTTCGTAGGTAGCCCGACTGGCTGCAGTCGACACTTGATTGATGGTCGTTCGCACCAGTGCCATTACCTGCCGATTCGCCAGGCTGGTCACTTGCCCGCCTGCCTGTGCTTGCTGTCGTGCAGATCTAGCTCGCTGTCCAAACCGGAGTGTACCCGTCAATCTCCTGACTATCTGGTCGGTGGTCTCGCCAGTTAGTAATCCATCACGAATGATCTGTCCGTATCTAGCAGCATTTTGCTCTGCTAGTCCTCGAAATGCCTTTTGCACGGTGCCACCACCAGGCAGCGTGATCACAGCACCTTGCCTTGCCGTCAAACTGAATGCGGCAGGTACATCTCTTAGCTCGTCGCTAAGCACCGCCACTCCAGTGTCAAGCGGATCAGTCGTGACCACAGAGCGGGCAAATTGAGGGCTGATCTCGACTGTGTTGACCGCATCGCGCATGCCGCGTGGCAATACATTCCGCAGGTTGGCAGCAGCCTGTGTCGATTGGATCTCAGCAAGCCCGGTCAGCTCTTCAGCCAGAAGGTCCAAGCTTTCAGTAGACCATCCATCCAATGATTCTTTGAGCTGTGCCAATATCGACCGTAACCGAACAGCCCGGTAGGTTGGGTTCTCGACGCCCAACACGTCCAACTCGCGCAGCGATTCCAGAATAATGCGGTTGTATGATTCGACCAGTCGTCTAGATACGTTGTTGCTGTACCTATTCAGGTCGATGGCATTACGGAACAGAACAGTCGGCGTGCTCACTAGTCATCACTCGGGCAGAACGGTTTCGTCTTGATCAGGCGTCACTTGCGGTACATCAGGCTCTGCTGCCAGTCCATCAAGTTGCGTGGCCTCCAATTCTTCCTCGACTTCAAATTCATCGCCCAGGATCTCGCCATCAGCAAGCCGGTCCAGCAACGTCTTCTGCGTGATAGTGCCGGCCGTGTACAGCTGCAGTAGTGCGGCCACGTCAGGTGCTTCGAGCCTCTGGCCTAGGAAGTCTCGGTTGATATAGCAGCTGCCGGGTTGTGTGTCCTGCAAGAATTCCGCATGGAATCGCAGGGAATTGTCGATCATATCCTGCATCTGCTGGGCGATCGCCATCATCGTCGAGTCGCCTTGGCTGCGGTCGATCCTCTTGGCTTCGGCTGTCTCAGCTGACAGCTTTTGGCCTAGCACTGCAGCCAGGCCCAGGTCGTTGATTTGCTGCTCAATCTGCGCCAGTCGCTTGAACTGTGCATCAAAGCTGTTGCCTGCAGGCTCGATGTATTCGGCGCGGCCCTCTGCTGGGAATGCAATTGCCTCACCTGGTCCGGCGCTCACCTCTTCAGCAGCTGATGGAAAGCCGAAAAACGCCAGCATTGGCACCGCTGAAATGTGCAACTGGTTATCTAGGTCAGACTGGACCTGATATGCCTTAAGATTCAGCTCAGCGATATCTTCAAGCGGTGGCCGCGATTCAAGGAAATTAACCCGGTTGGCATATGCCACACTGAATGGGATCTCAGTGGTGCTAGTAGCGCCTTCATCAGTGATCTCGAAGTCGCCCTTCTCTTTGCGTTGGTAGATCTTGAATTCACCAGGCGTCAACACCCGGATTTGGTCGACCACCTTTTCGCCAAATTCGCCGTCAGGCTGTGTGACTTTTTCAGCCAGCCGCAGCATGGTCAGCCGCTGTGCGCCATCAACTAGCTCTGACCGCCAGCCGAGGATGTCACGTGGTGTATAGGTCACCCAATACGGCCGGCCCATAGTGCCAGCAGGTGGTGCATCAACCAACACGCCAATATGCCCGTATCTGACCATCTTGCGGGCCGTTTCATAAGTCCACATATTCAGGTCGTTGCCCATCAAGTCAACGTCGAATAGCTGCTCACGAATCAAATCCGATGAGTCATTCAGCCTGACAGGCTTGCGGGTAAGCATGCCGGCCAACATCCTTTCGAGACGCTGTGCATATGGCGGGCACACACTGCGTGCAAGTCTCCGATCGTAGCTCTCATCCAACTCACGTACTTCTTGCGGCAGGTATCGCCTATGCCGCCTTCGCATTTCATATGTGCCGCCGATCAAGTCTTCGATCAGCACCCAGTGCGGCTCTTGATTGACCCACGCACCATTAGGGTCATTGACGTGCGTGACGTTAGCCGCTGCTTTGCGGTCGTAAAAGTTGTACCCTGAATACACGACCGCCCAAAGCCCGATAATTGCAGTTTAATAGAGCCTAATACCTGTGCCCCTGCCGGCGTTGACGTAGAGCGGGTTCAGCTCACGCCAGACCAGATACCCCAAGGCATCATTCATGTGGTCATACCCGGCGTCTTTGTCAGGCTCACCTTTATCCGTATAGCTTTGAAGCTCTAACGATTCGATCGTGCGTGCGCACTTCTGCGCGATCTGCAGTCTCACTTCGCCCTTGCCGTTCTCCAAAGCAGCTTGTACAGCAGCCACCCGATCGCGAACTGGAGGATTCGCCTTGGGAGACTGATTGCTAAAGCCATAAGATTCCAATATTTGAATATCAGTGCGTGTCGCGTTTGTGCTGCGGTTGCCGCCAGAAGCATCAGGGTAGATATATACCTTGCGGTGAGGGTATCTCGACTTGATCTCCTTAGCAAGTGCGTCAGTATCATGTGCGCCACTTATTTCATCAATGACGTGCAACTGCTTGTTGGTGCGCACGGCGATAACAGCTGACATATTCGACACGTTGAAGTCGAGACCCACTCGTAATGGCTCATCATCAAGACCAATCGGCGGTTGGCTGACGTGCATCTCACGATTGAACCGGTCATAGACTGCACCCGTATTGAGATTGACGAATTGCCCTTCTAAATATGCCTTGATCAGCTTCTCTGGGTAATTCGCCATCAACGAGTCGATGAACCCGTCAGGTAGATGTGGGTTATCGGCTGTGCGTGCACGGATTAACCGGCGGTCTGGTGCTGTTTCGCGCTCAAACGTCTCCCAGGCCCAACCAAATCCCTCAGGTGTAGTCGCTATATAGAACTGCTGCACATTACCTGAGCGCAAGCGGGCCAACGCCATGCGTGATGCCTGTTCAGCCGTGCGTTTATTGGTGGTGTCTACCTCATCAAAGCCCACCGCGCAGAGGTTCTGACCACGGATCCTATTCCAGGTTTCCATGGTCCGCAGCAATATAGTGTGTTCGCCCTCTTTGAACTTCAGGACGTACTCAGGTAGCGGCGACACCCTGAAATCATACGGCAGATCAATCGCTTCTAGCAGCTCATCCATCGATCGTACGAGAATGTCACGCAGCATCGGCGCGACAGGCTCAAAGATCGCAGATACGTAGCCAATATTAGCAGCTGCGATGTTGATGGCCTTGGCGCACAGGCCATATGTCTTGCCTGCACCGAAGCCGGACACCAGGCCGAGGATCCGGTGTTCTTGATCTTCACAGAATGCAGTCTGGTGCGGCAGCAACGTGGCATTCAGCCGGCTCAACACCTGCTCAGCAGATACGCCTTCATCATCTGGATCCGACAGGATCAAGCCATCTGTCACAGAATCCAGTATGCTCGGCACTTGATCTGATATCTACTCATTCGCTATTTTATGCGTTGGATTCTCAGCAACTATGACGGATATCAGCGATTTCATCGCAACTGCCACACGGTATCCGTTATTGACTCAGAATCAAGAGATTGAGCTTGGCCGGCGCATCCAGGCCTGGCTACAGCATCCTGATCCACCGCCGTCAATCGTGCGCTCGGGCCGGCGTGCTCGTGACCAATTTGTGTGCAGTAATCTGCGGCTGGTGATATCAGTAGCTAAGAAATATACATTCGCTATCAAAGGCACGCCACTCACCTTCCAGGATCTGATCCAAGAAGGTACCTTGGGGCTGCAACGTGCAGCAGAAAAATATGACCCTGAATGCGGCTATAAGATGTCAACTTATGCGTACTGGTGGATCAGGCAAGCTATCACCAGATGTATCGACACCAAGTCTTTGATGATTCACATCCCGAATGGCGCACGTAAAAAACTGCAGGCCTATATGCTGGCAGCTGAAGAGGGTGGCAGCAAAGAGGAGATCTTAGAAAGGGCTTGCCTGCAACGGCGTGATATTCGCACGGTGCAGCAGGCAGCCATGTGCCAAAACGTAGGAGCGCTTGACGCATTAGACGTGATGATCTGATATGTAGTTATTGACATTTTGTGAAAGTGTATGCTATGCTTTGTATATAGAGGGCAAAGAGCCCTCCCTTTCACATCATGACCCGCACCTACACCGAGCAAGCTCTTCACATCGTGGATCGCCAGCTTGCAGTCTCGAAGAAAGACGGCAGCGTTGCCCGGAATCGCGGCATCGAATTCCGCCCCAATGGTTACATCTTTGCCAGTAATAAGCGCATCAGCAAGGACGATGCAGTCATCACCCTGGCCAAGCTGATTGAGATTGAAGCCCAGGCCAAAATCCTGCCCCAAGCCATCAAGAAGACCAAGAGCAGCGGCATCACTTGGGACAAGCTGAATCAGGCCACCAAGGATTTCTTCTTCGAGCTGGCATCTGCCATCTATACTGCCACCGATGACGTTAATTTCGAGAACGGCCATCCTCCCGCCGCACGTCTTGGCCGCGATATCCCCAAGATCAGCCTGAAGAATGCACCCCGTCTGTCCAATCTGAAAAAGGCAGGCATGATGGAGACCACTAAAGGCACCAGCGCTAAGTCTGAACGTTGGATCAGCCTGACCGAGCAAGGCCTGGCCACCTACCGCGCCATGCACGCCTGATGACCGGACAGACCGGCTGGGGGCATCGCCCCCAGGATGTCATTGCCGCAGCCAAGAAGAAGGCAGCTGCGGCTAAATCCACCAAAGGCCTTACAGCCCTTGAATTGACCTTTTATCGAGTGATTCATGCTGAAAGGGATTGACACTTTCCTTTTTGGCATGATATACTACGTATATGGGAGGCAATGAGCCCCTTTTTTTCTGATCATGACCGGCTTCGAAAAAGCACAAATCATCCGCCAGAACACCGATCTGGCTATGACCTTTGCCTACCGGGCAAAGCAGGCCAAGTTGGACAAAGAGCTTGGCTGGCAGCAAGTCTATCAGCAGAATATGCGCACCTTT